ATTATAATATATTTTTTCAAAGATGTCAAATCATACACCTTTTTTATCTCCCCAAATATCAATATGCACTCTTGGACTATATTTAAAACCATATTCTAAACATTTTTGTGCTACATATTCAGCATTTTTATAAATATTTTCTCTATTTTCTCCCATAGGCATCAAATAGACATCAGCATAATAAGGAATTTGTTTTAACAAATCAAGCACTTCAGCAAATTCCATATTTTTATCAATAACAAATTTAAAATAACTTTCTTTTGTGTTTTCAAGTATATTCATAATATTATCTATATTAATTCTCTTATATTCTGGTTCTCCACTATTGGCAAGTTTAACACTCATACTAAAAATAATTTCTTTTTGATATTCTTTTGTAAAATCAATATCAATACTTGCATTAGTTTCAATAGTTACTTTAATTCCTCTACTAATAAAATATGCTAACAGGTCCTGGAATTCTTTATTTTTCCAGTAAAGTGTAGGTTCACCGCCTGTAATAACAATATCTGGTTTATTAATAGCATTTTCATTAAATCCTAATTTTTTTAATTCATCTATAATTTCATAATAATCTGTAATTATTTTCCATTCTTTTTTAAAAGCAGGATCTACTGCATAATAAGTATCACAACCATATCTAGTTTCTCCATTTACTTTATACTCACAACCAAAACCTTTACATCTTAGATTGCAACCTCCAACTCTAATAAAATAAGAAGGATATCCAACTCTTTTACCTTCTCCTTGAACTGAAAAAAATGTTTCGATAACTGGTAACATTTAAACTCCTTTCAATGTTTGTGCTATTTGATCAGCAACATTATAATATTTTTCTACATATCTATTTACTTTTTTAGGATTCTGCATAATCCTTTCAATTTTTTTAATTCCATCAACTAAATAATTATCAAACAATAAATCTTTATCATTTTCAAGTATCTCTGGATAGCTTAAATCATTACATACAACAGGATTACAATTATAAATACAAGCTTCTGCAATAGTATACCCAAAAGTTTCTTGTATAGGATCACAAAATAATACTTTTGCTTCTGCTAAATGTTTATGATATTCTTTTTTTGTTAATCCTTTATTAATTTTAATAATTCCTCTTTTTTCAAAATCTTTTGCCATATCAATTAAATCTTGTGAATTGCTTCTTAATTCTTTTGATCCTGTAAGAATTTCAAAACTCCACGCTGGATATTTTTGTTTTAATATATTTGCTATTGCTAAAAATCTTTCCGGCCTTTTTTCTATATCCCATCTACTTGCAAAAACTATCTTATTTTTCTTTGGTATTTTATAATTTTCATATTCTTCTTTAAAAAGAGGATTTCCTGTAACAATAAATTTATTCATAATTTCTAATGCTTCAACTCCTAAAAGACTTAACCTCTCTTTTCTCAAAATGTCTAAATGATATTGACTTCCTATAAATACATAGTCAACTGCTTTATACCAACCTAACTCTGTATATTTTTGATAATCTGCTGCTATTTGAAAAGCATCTCCTGGAGCATGACTCGCTGCATGTAAAAATGCTCCTATTTTGATATCTATATTATTTATCTGAGCCATGAGCCTTAAACTTTCAATTCCCCAAAATTCAATATCCCCAAAAAAGAAGACATCTCCATCTTTAATTTGTCTTTTATAAAACATTTCAGCTATTTTTCTCATTTGAGAATTTTTATAAGCAATAGTGCTATTAATATCTAAAAATGCACCTGTTTCAATTGAATTTGTTAGTGGTTCTCCATCTATAATAATAACTTCATTAAAATATTTTTTAAAAACTTTTGGAAATTGTCTATACCACTCTCCCGTATATCTTTCTTCAAGTGGCTCAATAGGTACATATATTAATCTGCTCATCTTAACTCCTTCAAATCTTTTTAAATCTTTTCTAAATTAATTTCTTCGTCATTAACATACTCATCTGGCCAAGTATATATAAATTCACTTACTGGTACAACAATCACTTTCCATAAATGCCCTTCAACTTGTTTATGAAATTTTATAGCGTCTTGTGGTCTTAATTGCCATAAAATATCATAATCATTATTTTCACTAATATTATATACAAAACAATTAATTTTGTCAAGGTTTTTTGGTAATATTTTATCTTCAACAACAACTATCTTATTAAAATCGTAATCTGATATATCGATTCTTGATTTAGAGGGATTCATAAAATAAAGCAATTCTATAGAGGGATAAAGAGAGAGAATTTTATCTTTCTTTTGGAGAAAAATTTTAATTTCATTTTCTTGTATAAAAAGGCCTTTTTTACCTTTATATCTACCTTCAACTTCAAGTCCTATATACATAATAAACCTTTAAATAGGAATTTGCTCTGTTTCATTATCTGTATTACCATAACCTTTGCATCCAAAGCACATTTTAAATGGTTTATTTTCTTTAGGAATATTATTCCAAATATCTCCAACAACATAATCCCCATCATACACCTCACAACAAGGCACTACTTTACCATTACTTAGAACAACAAATTCATTATTTTCTAGAAATGAACATTTAGGCACTTTTCCTTTTCTATTCTGATTACCAAGGTCTCTTAATCTTTTTAGAACAACATTAAATCCTTTTTCTTTTAAATTAAACATTTCTTTTTTATATTTCTTTAATTCTTCAGGTAAAGCAATTTTCAAAATTGTTATTTTATCTCTATATTGTTTATCATAAGTATCAACATATTTAAGAGATAATTTATTATGGTAACTTAAAAATATTCCATCTAATCCTGCTTCAAATAATTTTTTAAGCATATCATTTGTTAAAAGACTACCATTAGTATTCAAGTAAACTTTTGTTCCTTTTTCTTTGAACTTTCTTATAGCATATAATGTCAATTCAGGTTCAATTAAACTTTCACCATAATGATGCAATCTTATATCTGGACTTTCATTTATTTCAGCAACTCTATCTATAATTTCTTTTGTAGTAGCTTGCACTGGTCTTGTCATACTTGTAGTCCTAGGACAATAAGGACATTTAAAATTGCAATCATTTGTTATTTCAAATTGATAAATTTTCATTTATTTTCCTTCGGGTAATATATTTCACTTCCAACCTCACCATCTTCACTTACACTTATTTTAATATCTCTATTAGGATATTTTTCTTTTATCTTTTCAACAAGTTCATCACTAATCATTTCACAACTTTTATGATTCAATTCAAGCACGCCATTTTCATATAACCCTTCACAAAAATTTAAGAATTGATGAAATTCAATATCCCTATCATTATGAAAAACCTCTATCCAAACTTTAAATTTGAATAAATGTCTATGAGGGTATCCTAAATATTTTACATCTTGCAATCTAGGATCATTTTTTGCTTGTGGATAATAATGAATTCCTTTCTTTTGAAATGTAATCCATATAAAACTTTGTTTTTTCATTCTAACTCCTTAAAATATAGCTCTAATTTGTTCTTAACGAACATATAATGCAAGATTTAATTTATCAAATATATTAGCTATCTAAAATTAAATCTTGTGTTATATGTTCTTTTAGACGCCTTTAAAGGCGTCTTTTAACTTTTCATAATTATAATATAATTTTTGAAAGATGTCAATTCCTTTCAGTAATTAAAAAATCGTTAATATTTTTCATATTTTCATTTAAGTTCATTTTAGCTAAAAATTTAAAAATACAATTACCATCATATTTCATTTCTAAGTTTTGATATGCCTGTAATATTCTATCTCTTATTTCATCTGGTATTTCATTAAAATCGATTAATTTTTTATTTCTCTCATAATTTGCTCTAAATCCATCTTCTTTTAAGTAATCTTGTAAATGACCTTCTTTAATGAATTTTAAAGCAGTTTTTTCTCCAAAGCGTGGTGTTTTATAAATATCCTTTTCACCTTTTTTATTTAAAACATTGTAATTATCTACAAGCTCTTGCCAAAAACTCATTTGTTTTACTTTATATGGATCATAAATAAATACTCCATTTTCTCTTAAGTACTTAATAAAATTTTTACTAAATTCTAATCCTTTCATTACATTAGGAATATTATCAGAAGCATCACCAAGTAGAATGTGTAAAGTTTTATATAAATTTACATCTTCATTTGACATTTTAATAAATTGTTGTTTAATAGGATCATACATTTCAGCACCATACAATAGTACTTGTTTCATATCTTTATCACTTGTTATAACAAGCACTTTTTCTTTATTTGCATATTCTTTTGCAAGCACTCCTATTATATCATCGGCTTCTGCACCATCAACCTCAAGCACATAATAAGGAAAACATTTATCAAGCAATTTAATAAAAGCATTTAGCTTTTCATAAAATAAATTAAAATCAACTGGACTTTCATCTCTTACTTGTTTTCTATGTGCTTTATACTCTGGATAATAATCTCTTCTCCAGTAATTTCTATTATCAATAGCTAAAATAATTTTACCATATTCTCTAAATTGCTTACTGATATATCTTAATGAATTAAGCATAAGATGATAAAAGAAAGGAATAACTTCATTCATATCATATTTACCATTAATTTTTTTAGGTTTTACTTGTCCTATTGCTACAAAAAGATTCCTATTAGCAAGATGAGAAAAATCAACTAAGACCATTTATAATCCTTAATTTTATTTATTAAATTATATGTTTTTTCAACAATCCAATCAATTATATTATCAAAAAAGTTTCTAATTATTTCAAAAACATTATTATGGATATGATTATAAATGAAATTTCCACCACGAACATCAATAGCATATACAAGTTGCTCTAAAATATAGAATATTAATGAAATAACTATTAATATAATTGTTAAACCAAATGTTACAAGTAAAATTAAAATTCCTAATGTAAAATAAAATAAATCAATAAAAAAATCTTTAACTCCCTCCATTTTTAATCCTTCTGAAGGTTTTTGTTATAATCACCAGTAATCATTTTCCAAGCAACATATACTTGAGCTAAAATCCCTACAAAAATTGTAAATGCCCCAAAATAGCTTTTATGAAAAACTGATTCTAAAAGAAAACAAATGTTAGCACTCAAAAACAAAAATAAAGAGTAATAAACTCTTCCTAATGCAAAAACAATATTTGCTATTAAAAGTAAAATTCCTGCTAAAATATCCATTTTAATTTCCTATTAAAAATTAAGGGATTAAAATCCCTTATTCAATCCCTAATTCACTTAAAATATCATCAATGTCATCTTCACTTACTGATGTTGATGGTTTTTCAGTTTTAGGTTGTGCTGGTTGAGTTGTTTGTTTTGGTTTAGGTTGTTCAACTTTTGGTTGAGCTGCTTGAACATTAACTTGTGGCTGTGCCGCTTGTGTTGTTTGAACTTCTTGTGTTTTGACCATAGATTTTCTAATAGCATTAGGATTACCAGGTTCATCAAATGGTTCTGTAATTACTTTACTACCTGCTTCTAATAATAATGCTTCAAGTCTTGTTCCACTTATTGTTTTATGGAATTTCTTTTTAAGCTCTTCATAACTTTTATATGCACTAGGATCTAAAAATTTAGCATTCAAATCAATACAATTATTTTTAATAAATTCTACTGCCTCTTGTTCATTATTGAATAAAGCATAAGGTTTACTAAATGTTGTGTCATCATAATTAGGAGGCATTTTTCCAACTTTTTTTCTAATTACAATTACATCAGCTCCATTGATAGGGTCAAATAAATTAATAGGTTGAATTCCTGCTGCAATTAAATTTTCATCTGGTTCAATAATATTCATAAATTTTTCGAGTAATTTAACACCATAAACCCAGTAAAATACTTTTCCATCATTATCTGGATTAGCTGGATCTTTTACTACATAAACATTACTTGCAAATCTTCCTCTTCTTTTTATTCTATCTTGAAATTCTTTTGCTTCATCTGTTCCTATTGCACCTAATTCATAATATACATCACTAACTGGACAAGGTTTACCTATACTTGCCGGTGATTTTTCAATATACCATCTTTTTTGTTTGTTTACTGGATTTATAAAATAAAATCCATGATCAAAGAATTTAACAACTGGACTTTCTTCTAAATTTGGTTGTGGTAATAATCTAATAGTTGCACTACCATTTCCATTTTCATCAAAACTTAATTTCCACTCTTGTGGATCCTCCCAACTTTTTTCTGGTTTTTTAGCTACTGCATTTAATTTTTCCTTTAAACCATCAAATAATCCCATAATTTTCTCCTTTTCGTAATTTGTCGTAATTTATCGTTAAGTCGTTCAGTCGTGCATTCATTTTTGTTTGGGAAGAAGCACAAACAAACCCAAATTATTAAAGAGTTTTTGAAATAGGAATTAAAATATCATAAGGTTCTTCTTCTGCTTTAAGATACATTACAATATTACCTTTTGCATTTTGATGAATTGTTATTTCATAATTCAATTCTGGTATTTTATTAATAGCATCTATATCAACCACAATTCTTTTATCTGTTATAATATCAACTTCAACTACATTTTCATCTATATAATTATTATTAGCATCTAATGTAGTAATTACTAATTTTCCATTATCTACAACAAGTTCTTTATGTCCAAGTATTCCTGCAATTTTCTTAATATATTTTAATAAATCTTCATTTAGATTAAATGTTATAAATGGCTCTGTATTTTTAATTTTATTAAATAATTCTGGATCAATTTTAGTATGTTCTAGTAATTCTACTGCTGTTGTTTCATATTTTTGCTTGATCTTTCCTTTGCTTAAATAAATAACATTATTTTCAACTTTACTTTCAAAATCATCTCCGAATACATCGAGCACCGCTAAAAATCTACTTAAATTATAAATACCAACTGGATTTTCAATATTAATATTTCTATCTACTTTCATAATAACACTTTTATCTTCTGTTACTACAATAGGATTATCTATAATAACACTATTTCCTATTCTTTGAATATTTTTTAAATCATTCTTAATTTCAGCAAACATTTAAACTCCTTTAATTTTAATTTATTTGTTCTTTTTGAATTTGTTGCATTAGTGCGTCAATAAAATCTTTAACAATTTCTTTTGCTATTTTTTTTGCTTTTCTTTTATTTGGAATTCCTAAATATTCTGATATTTCATCTATTGCATCTTGTTTATAATCTTCAACTGTTTTATTGCTTTGAATTCCTTTACTTATCAGATAAGCATAATCTATAATTTGTTTTTGTAGTTTATCTAAAACTAATTGAATTTGATTATTCATTTTCTTTTCCTTTTCCAAAATTTGCATATAAAAATCCTAACACTAAAATAACAAATCCAAACCAACTCATTAAACTATAGGTAAACATATACCAAATACCTTTACTAATAAATTTAGCATCTTTGCCTTTAAAAATTGCATATACTAATACAAAAAACCAACAAATAAATGTTACAATTACTCCTAATAAATAAAATTTTAACATCTTAACTCCTTAACTTTTATTTTTAACTTCTTACACCATAATTATAATATATTTTTTCTAAAATGTCAATGCTATTTAAGACAATTTAACTGAAATATCATTAACTTCATATCCATTTTTCAAGTAATAATTTACTCTTTCATCAAAGTGTTTAAGCATATAATTTTTAGTTTTTCTATTTCCTCTTAAATCATCAATAAAATCCCAAATATAAACTTTTTCTTTACTTTTATGCTGACGCATTCCTCTACCTATGCTTTGATTAACAGTTACGAAACTTTTAGTTGAACTTGTAAAGAATAGATGATGTAAATTTTTAATATTAACTCCTGTTGATAATGTTTTATAAGTTGCTATTAATATAGCTCCTCGTTTATTTTCAAGTATATTTCTAATATCCTCTCTTTTGCTTGCATCTACATCTCCTCTAACAAAAAATACATTATAATCATTAATATTGTAAATCCTATTATCGATATCAGTTTCACCCTCCTGCACTAATTGTATTTTATTTTCTTGTATTAATTTTTTATTTGGTTTTTGCTTATAAACAATCATTTCATCTAATAATTCATCATCAATATCTAAATTAAGTTTTTCTTTCATTATTAATTTTAATAATAATTCTCCATGAGCTATTTTATTATAAAGCATAAGCACATTTTCATTTTTCTTTATTAATTTCAAAGCTAACTTAATTATTACTTTATTTCTTTTTATATTATTTTCAATCCATTTAACTTCTTGCTGATATGTTTTACATTCTTTTCTAAATTCTTTTGCGATTTCATCATTATATTCAATAAATATAGCATTAACAAAAACAGGTGTTGCATAACCCATTTCAATTAATTGTTTCGGAGTTACTATTGTATATGGCTTTCCTAATGCACCTATTGCCATAAATCTTAATACAGGATCATCAGGTAATGTTCCTGTTAATCCCCATTTATATTTTGCATTAATACTCGCTTGTATAATATTCTGTAATGATTCGCCTTTAACTAAATGAGCTTCATCTACAACAATGCAATCAACTCCCTCAAATAATTCTTTATTTTTATAAACAGATTGCCAAGTTGTAATTGTAATAGGTTTTTCAAAATGCTTTTCTTTTCCTGCATATATGATATGAATATCATCTTTATTAGCAATCTTTTCAAATTTATAATCTTTGAAATCACTATACATTTGTTCTACAAGAGATACATTAGGTACAATTAATACTGATTTTTTACTTTGCTTATACATAAACATTAAAAACATATAAATGACTAATGACTTCCCAGAATTTGTAGCTGCGAGTATTATTCCTCTTGGATTATTTATCATTGTTAAAATAGCTTTTTTCTGATAATCTCTTGGTTCAAATGGTAAATTTAAAGTCTTAATAAATTTATCTAATTCTTGCTCAGTTATTTGCTCAGGTACGAAAATAGGAGTATAAGGTTCTTCTAATGTATGACCAAATTTATTTATAACAACATCGACAAGACCTTTAGGGATTACTAATCCATGTGGAGTGACTTTATAGAAGTGATATTTTCCGTCCCATACACCTGATTTATATTGAGGAGTAAATTGATAGCCAGGTACATAGACAGAGAGGAGATTCATAAGTTTAAGTTGAAAGTCTAAATTATCTGTTTGTATTAAAGAATAAGAGTGATTTATATCTTTAATTTTCATTATATTCCTTTCGTCTTTTCGTTCTGTCGTATTTAGCGTTGAGTCGTCCTTGTCGTCTTGTCGATTTATTTTATTTAATTATGCTTCTTTCTATTTCAATAGCTTCTTCTGTAGTATTTGCTTTGTTTTTATCTTCTCTGATTTCTACTACTCTTGGATGGAGTAATGCATCTACTTTTCCGTCTACCCAACTTAATCCACTACATTTAATAGTAACTATTTTACCCAAAAGATCTTTAGCATTTTCTGTTACAAATTTCATCATATCTTCTGGCATTCCTGCTGCTTCTGTTTTAATTCCACCATCTTCTGTTTCGGCGATTATTCTATTAATATATTGATCATATTTAGTGCCAGGAGTTCCTTTAACAAATCCTTTTATTCTCATATCAAGTTCAAATTCCATTTTAACTTTAATTTGCCAGTTAGGTTTTTTATTAACAAATTTACCATGTTTACTTTTTATTACAAGTCCTTCCCCGCCTTTTTGTAGGACTTCTTTAAAATGTTGCATTATTTGCTCTTTAGATGTTACAACTCTAACACCTATTTCTAAAATATTATCTGCTTGATATAAGCAATCAATTAAATTACTATATCTTTGATGATACGGTAAATCGCATTCACCTTTACTCCAATCATCAAAAGGAATAATATCCCAAGCTACCATATAAATTTTATCATAGAATTCACTCGGTTTTTTGCCATATTGTTTAACAAATTTTTTAATATCTTTATCTGTTAATGTTTCTTCTTTTTGTTTTTGATGGATTTGTTTTAATGAATTTAATAAACCATTAGCTTTATATCTATCAAATCCTTTAACAAGTAATTCTCCAGTAATTACAAATTTATCATATACAGGATTAAAATAATTATGCTTAAAAGCATTTTCTAAATGAAGCTCTTTTCCATTCCTTGCTATTGTTTTTATTTCTCCGGTTTCTAAATCAACTATTAAATTGCAAAACATTCCATCAAGTTTTTCTTGACTCCAAACTTCGCCTTCTTGTAAAAGTTTTTCAACCTTTTTATCATCATAAGTAATAGCACCCATATACGGAGTAATAGGAATCAGATTATCAAATACTTTATTAATTAATTTAACATTAATTCCAACTTTTAAATCTTTTTGAAGGATTTTATCAAATATTTCAGCATCTTTTTTATCAAATTTTTGATACAAATATGATACCATATCTCTTGCTGCATTTCCTGTAATTTTTCTTAATCTTAAATCATCTAATGCTTGAAATATTTTGCAATAATCTTTTTCTAATGTAAGCTCACCTGAATGTGAATTCGCTTTTTCATATTTTTTAATATAAAATTGATAATATGGATTATAAGTATAATATAATACTTTTTTAAATAATTCATTATCTTTTTGTTCTTTTAGGATTTCTTGCTTTTTGTTAGTTGAGCTTGTATTTTTAAGAGCTTCAAGTATTTCATAGATTTTCATTTAAACTCCTTAACTTTTTCATTATTATAATATATTTTTCTAAAAATGTCAATATTCTTCGAATACTTTAATAAATAACTTTTTAGCTAAATTACTTTCATTTTTACCATAAAAGCCCATTAGAACTAATCTATCTTTAAATGATTTATTTTTTCTGTTTTTTCTAATCATTTTAACTTGTTTAATGCTACTAACTACACTCCAAGGATAATGCATACTTCTTAGAATTCCTATTTTACTTTGTAATTCTGCTCTCATTATATTTCCTTCAAGAATTTTTCACTATTTTTAATATTTTAAAAGCAATGAAAATCCTCAAAAAAGAGGATTAAATAGGACAACTATCTATTTCTATTTTAATTATTGAAAGTGATTTAATATATATGCTTTCAATTAAAATTTTATAACCTGAATTAATTGCTTTTCTATAAGCAGGATCATTACAAACAATTCCTTCAACTGTTTTCTCTAGTTTTACTATATTATTAGGATTAGATGTTCCATAATTATCATAAATATAAGTCATATATACAAGTTTTGAATCCTGGTCTATTATAATAGATTGTAAATATTGATTATTTTCATTTTTTAAATAATCTGAAACAACACTATTTGCAAATACATTTGAAACAATACCAAATAACAATACTAAAGCAAAAAATAATTTTTTCATTTTATCTCCTTTCAATTGATTTCTTTTTCAAGCTCTTTTAAAAATTGCTTGATTTGATTTAAAATATCTACATTAACAGCAAAATTTGCACCATTATAACTAAACAATTCTTGACTTATCCTATCCCACTCATCTGACATCCTTTCTAACTTATTAACTTTATTAATAGGCATTTTTATTTTTTCATCTTTAACAAGTTTAGTTATACAATAACGACTTATCCATTCTGGATTTTTATCAAGCTCATTTTCAATTATATCTCCGCTTTCAATTTCATTTAAATTCATACTATCTACGATTAAATTATCAAAACAACTTAATTCAAAAATTGAAATATCAATAGTTGCAAAATAATCATTGTATTTTTCAATTATTTTATCTCTATAATATTCTATAGGTTTAAGCTCTTTATTCAAAAAATGAACAAAATCAAAATCACCTTTATCTATTAAAATCCAATATCCACATTTTTTAATTTTTACTTGTTTTGTTTGATCTATTTGATTTATTTTATTCATTATAACCTCCTTTAACATTACAAGAAATATATTCGTCACTTCCTTTTAATTTAAAAACTGGACCATTACTCATAAAAAGAACATCTTCTATTTTATCATTTACAACTTTACCATAACAAATAACTTCAATTTTTCCACTTTTGATTTTTTCAATATATTGTGTATGCTCATGTTTCATATATTCAATCATACAAATTAAGATTATTGAAATAAATATCAATAATTTTTTCATTTTAACTCCTTAACATTTAAATTTTAACTTCTTAACTTACATCATAATTATAATATATTTTTACAAAAATGTCAAATAATTTACAAAAAATTAAACAATTCCCATTTCTAATTTAGTCCATTCTATAAAATTTTTAATATCCCATCTTGTGGCGTCTAAATTTTTTATTTCTTTTTCTAATATATCTATCTCTGCTTCAAGTGCTTGCACTTTTTCTTTTAACTCTAAATACTCAGGATTTCTTTTAACAAATTCTTGTATTTCTTTTTCTTTTAAATTAATAGGATATTCGGTTTTATAATATTCATATAATTCAATCCATTTAGCATCTAGTTGTTTATATGTTTTGATTAAAGCATATCTTAATTTTTT